TTTCTAACTTGCGGTGGCTGCTACAAAAGCGATATGGAGTTTGAAGGCTTCGATTTTCAGGCGCGACCAGGTGCTGATTTCTTCGATCTGACCTTCGTCAACAAGCGCTGTTTCGATACCGTTACCGCCGAGGAATTTCACGCAGCCAAGCAACTCATCAAGCAGAGGCTTTGACTGTGCGAACGGAACTTTAGCCAGTGAAGTGATACCCCACTGAGCGAGTCCGGCCATACCGCTGGCCATCACGCTTTCGTACAACTCGCGAGCTTCTGCGTTATCCTCGGCTGGTGCCGGCGCCACCGCAGCACTGATGGCCATCATCATATTTTCGGGAACGGTAACGCCGGCGCCAATCACGGCGCACGCCAGGCGGATCGCCCACTCTTCGGCCTGTCTCGCAGGCATTTCGGTGATTTTGAACTGCTTACCCTTGTCACGGTTATCTGCTTCAACCGTGAATACGATGCTTTTACGAGCCATTTTTGTTTCCTGAATGAGTTATCTGGCAATAAAAAAGCCCACCGTAGTGGGCTCATTTCTTCTTCTCTTCACGTTTGCGTCGTCGCTCTTCCCGCAACTCCTCTCGGCGCAAGTCGTCAAATACCTTCATTATCGCTTTCATCATCATGAAATTGATGAAGTGGTGATTAACGCAGCCGTGAACGCGTAACTGCTCGGTGAATTCTTCAGCCGACCGCAGCGCCTCCATCATGTTCTTCTCGCCTGTCATGAATTCCGAGAAGTCGCGCCCCGCTCTGGAGGCGCATTCAACGATTCGGTTATTCATGGTCACGCCGCCGCATACAGCAGTTTCATCTGACCCTTAACGGGAAACGCGGACATACAACGGGCCTCGAAGTCCTTCTGGTCAATGCTGCAATTAGCGATATTGGTAACGGCGATCAGTTGCTGCTCGACCTTCTCCAGGGCATCAGGCTTAAGATGTTGGTGAATCTTCTCCTTGCTGTCCCCGGCGGCTTGTTTGGCTGCCTGATAGACATAATCGGGAAGTGCGACACCGTACACCCATCGAGCGGTGATCTGACCGAACAGCGCCGGGCAACCACCGACATGACCAAAGTAAGGAAGGCCGGACATTTTCGACAGCGCCTGGTAGAACGGGTCTTTAAAGCGCTTCTCCCAGGACGTTGGTTGCTGGCATACCATCAGGCCGACAATCTGATCTTCGGTGAGCTGGAAGTTTTTACTCAGCAGAAGATTTTTAATATGACGATCACAGGCGCGGGCGAATTTCACTGACAACCAGCGGGCGAATTCCACCGCCAACTCCGGATGAAGCCAGGTCCCGCCGTTTCGCCCTTTCTCCACTCTGACTAAAAGGGGAGAAAAATCCTCTTTTACGCCGGAGCCAGCAATTCCAAGCTCCTCAGCCAATTCGGCGATATAAATTTTTGTCGCCTCAGTCTTTAGCCAGTCCTTTGGTAGCTTGCCGTGATGCTTTGCGGCAACCGTGGCATTGAACCAGCAGTCAGCCGTAAAAGGAAATGAACGGTCATCGTAATTCATGGGGATGATATTAGACATCTCGGTAATTACCTTTTAGTGATGAACCTTGTCACACAGGAATCCGGCCCACAGAAAGGCACCGATAGCCAAACCGGTATCCTCAAGGGTCATCCTGAAAGGTTCTGTGTTGTGATGTGCGCGTGTGAAGCGCGGGGTATTGCGGGTATAAAAAAGCCCGGACTTATCCGGGCTGATTTTTTTACGCTGAGTAGTCTGCCGGGGTGACAGTTTCCCACTGGATAAGTCCAGTTACCGGCTGAAGCACGCGGCCGGCAGACGGCATACGGCGCGCGCGCTGCAGGATACCGTTGGTCATGATGTACTTTTTGCCCAGCGACGGCAGGATCACCGTCCCATTGACACGCAGCACAGACCGCGTGGTCATCTGCGTGGTTTGCCAGTTGTCGACGTACTTAATCGAAGGGGATGATGCCGCCAGATGGAAAGTCCACGGAAGATCACCATAAACAAAACCGCCCAGCAGTTTACCGTCAGCAGTACGCTGGTACTCTGCCATATCGGTATCACCCATTTCGAAGATGTTTTGCGCTTCGAACTGCTCCAGGTTAAACCCTGACGGGTAGAGCTCAGCGATTACCAGCTCAATGATGGCGTCTGCCGACGTAATATTTTGACCGGCCATTACTGCACCTCCGTGCTGTTAACGGTGATACCCTGGATGATCCCGCCGTCGGTGTACCAGAAGTAAACCGTTGGCTTGGTACGCGCGGCGCGCATTGCCGGGGTGAACGGGCCGATGTAGATGTAATACCCTTCAGCCAGAAGCGAATCCGTAACATCGACGCCAGCGATGGCGTTAATCTGGTCGATCTGCGACTGGTCAAGATCGGTGCCCGCCGTCATGCCACCCCACGCCCTGAATTGCTCAACGGTCGGCTTCATGCACGACTCAATGCGAGCTTTTCCGGCTGCCGCGTAGGGCAGATTGCTCGCCTGCTGGAACAGTGCAACGAGAGCCGCCTGAAGCTGAGCATTTACCCATACCTGACCAGCCCATGCGTCAAGCCACGCATAATCACCGGTAATAGAGCCTGGCGCCCACTGGTTGGTTTCGACGGCATTCGAGGCATAGTTGCCGTAGAAGTTATAGCCGTTGGCCTTGGCCGCCTCGTAATCAGTATCGTTACTGATCATCGGCAGCAGGCCGGACACCTGACGACCATTCAGCGAACAGCGCCCATTGGCCTGCGTGAAATTCAGCGCGGCCACAAACCCCATAGCATTTGCTGCGTGGTTCGGGTAACCATACACCGGGCAGGTATCGTTATAGGCGTAGGTGTTGATGATGTCGTACACCAGAGCATTAGAGCTGCCCGCCACGATTGCCGTTCCTGATGCGTCCCATGGGACATAGGCAAAGCGGTGGTTCTGGCTGTTTGCCCAGAGCGCAAACGCATTAGCCTGGTCTTTGGTGACAGCGAACGTCGTGGAGAATGTTACCCAGTCCTGCTCTTTGGCCAGAATGGCAGTAAAGATATCGTCAACTACTGCCGGCGCCGCACCCTGCGAGATCACCGCGCCGGTCGCTTCGGTCAGTTTAAGACCTGTGGCCAGCGTACCTTCATCGGCAAAGGTAATGGTGCTATCCACGCCTGTGGTGGCAGAGGTGATGATGAATTTCTTCAGCACGCTATCCCAGGTCACAACAACCGAGGAGCCAATGCCGGTTTCAATCAGCTCTGCCGCGTTATCAAAACTGGTCGCGCCGCTGAGGTTGATAGCCGCAGAAGTCTCCTCCGTGCCGTCAACTGTCAGAGTCAACGTACCAGAAAGCAACTTGAGCTGTGCCAGCGTGGTCGCGGCGTGCGATCCGGAACGAAGGAATGCCGCCACTGCTGCGGTATTGAATCGGCTAAAATACAGCTTGCCAGGCATCTGTGTTTTACCGGTGAATGCGGCGAAATACAGCACCGCGGCGGTGTACTCAATCGACGCGCTGCCGAAGTACGCCTTTACCTCATCCGCACTGGAAAATGAGGGTACTGCACCAACCGGCGCGTATGCGCTGTCGGTCAGGAACAGGCCATTGAGATCAATAGCTGTCCCTGTCGCCTTCAGTACGCCGGGAAGCATCTGGGCGATTTTTGATAGCGAAATTGCCATTTATTATTTCTCCGGAGGAAATCTCACGTCGACCGGCTGCGATATCACATCTGCGCCTGTCATAAACTGCTGAGGAACGCTGACGACAATCAGCGGGTTTGCGTGGAATTCAAGCGTCCAGCGGGATTCCCACTGTTTCTCGCCGTTGATCATCGAGGTTTGCCGCGGGGGGCCGGAATAAAGCGGTACCAGGACATTCGCGTTTTCCCTGAACCAGGTGCATGCGAATTCGGAACGGGCAATACGCGAAAAGATGCTGGCATTGTTTTGCGCCTGATCTCCGTAGAAATCGAGCTGACATTGCCATTCATCAACGCGGCGAAGTTCTGCCCGCCCGTAATCGCTAACGCCGTCATACTCGTAATTGACAGAACTGGTTGAGAGGTCCGTCAGAAAAAGCGGCGTCATAGTAATGAAACCGCCTTTCGGCATGGGGGTCTGATTTTGCTGAGTCTGCGTGATCTCTGCGTCCGGGAAGAGGACAGAAAGGAAATCGCCAGTCGCCTTAAACAGATCGCTTTCAGTGACCTGCAGGCCTACGTCAATTGTTGACATGCGATAACCCTCGTCCAGTCCGGCCAGATTTCAGGCACATCCATAACCAGCCATGTTTCATTGCCGATAACGAACTTATCGCCGCCCTGCTGCCGTTCCCTGTTAATCCCGCACCAGTTGCCATCCGTCCAGATACTGACCAGCACCCCCTGGATGTTCATGTTATCCATGTGCCTGATATCAGCCTGACTCAGCGCCTGCTTTTGCACCATCATCGTTACCGGCGGAGCGAAACCTGGAGAGGTCGAGTAATCCGGGTTTTTGATTGGTCCGATCGAGCGGTAAATCTGCGCCTCGACGCGAGGATTAACCGCGCTAATGGCGCTTCGCACTATGGAATGAAGATTCACTCTTTCACCTCGTAGTCGACCGAGTTCAGCATGTGGGCCGAGTCGATTAACGGGTCATTAAACCCTTTTTTGTCGACTGTGCTTTTTGCGTTCGTCGGCTCAGAAAAGGCGATGATTGACGACTGAATCTGCCCCTTGATCCGCTCCCCCATCAGAGCCAGGCTTTTTCGGGCGTCAAAATCGTTTGCCTTCATGAGTTTCCCGAGCTCTCCGCCCCACTCCGGACCATGTTCAGAAATGGTCTTCCTGAAGTACGGCCGGGATGGGATCGTAACGATATGCTCGGGTATCATTACTGACTGCGCGAAATTGGCCTTTGATGGCTTTGCGAAGCGCGAAACGCCGTCACGGCGAACGTAAAAGTTCAAATCCCTGGTATGCGCCGGGATTTTTACAGTGCCGCCAAATTCGTTAGTGGCTGCCACAAGTGCTACCGGCGTCCCGTCTGGGTACTTAGCCCCCTCAAGGAAACCCACCTTCAAATCATCGCCAGAGGACAGCCCCTTTGCGACAGACTGCAGGTGCTCCATCAGCTTATCTCCGCCTGACATTCCATCCATAGC